TCTCTGCTGAACGGCCTCCTACTGCAGGGTTTATATTTATAACAGCCAAAGATGCTTTTACCAAATCTAAAACACCTGTGTTAAGTCCGTCTTCGTCTAGCCAAGCTGATGATTCTATTATTGAATCTATTTTCCTTGCAGCTACATTTGATTCTAGGCCACCACCTGCGATATACTTAACAGTAAGTGTTGTATCTCTAGGTGCTTCTCCATACTGTCTAGTAAACATTGTATTAACAGGATCGAAAGCTACATCTATATAACTGCTTCCATTTATAAAATTCTGAGCTGTATTACCATAAGGCAGTGCCATTCCAACGTTACTAGGACTGGGCACAATAAGCTCATCTGGTTGAGTTGATATTCCAGAACCAAACCACAGCTGAGTTATGTTGTCAGCTTTAACGTGAGTTGTAAATCTACGTCCAGTTCTTCTTAGCTTAAGAATATATGGAGCATCGTAGTTATATACAGACATTGCTGGATCTGATGTCCAGTTATTTACTACATCTTCAAATATATTGTCTTGAGCAAGATATTCAACCTCACTCCAGTTATTGCCATCAGAATCTTTTACTGACAGCACTGAAACTACATTGTCTTTACTTAGCGATAGCTTATCAAATTTCTTAGGTGCAGTGAATGCAAATGTTTCAGTCTCTAGCTTTCCACTCATAGCACTTACATCTTTCTTAAGCAAATAATAAGTAGGCTCACCTGATACATTGTCGATTTGATATACAGACGTTTCAGTTGGATTTTTCGAACTACTTGCATTAAAATTAACAGTGTCTTGAGTTATAAATTCGTGGGCACCGCTTGTCACAACCATACCTTCAGCTATCTCCATTGCAAACCTCATATCAGGTCTTCCCGAAGCTCCTGCTCCAATTGCCGGTACTATTTGGTATACTGAAAGCTCTGCCAATGAAGGTACAGATGGCTTTACAGAATATCCTAAAGCTCTTGCTAAATCTACAACGTTGTCTCTTTCTTCAGCGTGCATTAACAAGCTTTCTTTAAGCTGGTCATCTACGTAGTATGATAAAACGTCACCTACATATGATGCCATTTCAATAAACATCATCCCTGGAGAAGACTCGTTAAAGTCGTTATACGTTTCAGGAAAATATGATTTAGCATAATTAACTAAGTCACTTCTAAATCTTCCAAAATCTTTATTAAGATACTTTATATCTTTTGTCTGTCTTTTATCTATGTTGCAATCGTTAGCCATTATAATTCACCTATATCTAATGCGATTGACTGCATATCCATAGTGTTACCTTTGAATAAAGCCCAATCGATTTTTATGTTCATTCTATTTTCATTTGTTTCTATAAAGTCAACAATTACACTTTTAAGATCTACATAAGGAAGCCATACAGATACTTGCTTTCTTATAAGTTTTTCTAAACCGTCTCTAACTACCTTCGTGTTGTTTTCAAACAGAGTTTTGAATATGTCACATCCGAATTCAGGATGCATTGGTCTCTCACCTCTATTTGTTAAAACTAAATTTATTAAGTTAGATTTAGTCTGGTCTATTGTTGTGTATGACTGCTGAAACCCTCCACCGTCTTGTCCTTTCACGCTTGTGTTGTGAGGTAGATCTACAGCCATTATTTTTTCATAGCTATATCTACGTTCGGCACTAGAATCATTTGTCAAAGGTAATGTAAGACCTATTGCAATGTCTCTTTCAAAATCTAAAGGATTAAACTTGTATATAGGTCTTTTTCTCATTACTTAAATCTTTTTACTAACTCTGAATAGTCTCGTGTTAAAGCATTACCTAAGCCATCGGGTAGCGCTTGTATATCAACAGGTCTACCTGTCACATCTGTATGCTGTGTGTTACCTCCTTGCATACCAGCAAACTTACTTCTTAAACTACTAGCATCCATTTCTGGGTATGCTTCGAATTCGCTTGAAGATTTTGTTTCGTTAAGTATCTCGTTAAGCATAGAATTTTCTGTATAGTTTATTTTCTTTCTTGTACTTGTTTTTTTCAACACTGGCTTTTTTTGCTCCAGTACATTAAGTACTTCGTTCATTTCGTTTTGAACGGCTGCTTTAATTTCACGTTTAACAACCTGTTGTATGAGTTTTACTAATTCTTTCTTTGTCATGTGTGCACTCCATTACTTTATATATAAATATCTAAAAAATACGTTTTATACCCAAGGGCCTGCGGCACCTGATGGTATATTTACCCAAGTTCCAGATTGTACCCAACTTGCTATAGCGTTACCACAATTTGTTGCCCAGTCAGTATGTCCTAAGCCATCCATGCCTGCAGAAAACTGTCCTGATATAGGAGCCTGCATTGGTGGTACTGCTGCATGTAAAGGTAACATACCTAAACCTAGAGTAGCATAGAAAATATCTATTGACGCTACTAGCATATCACCTGCAGAGTCATTGCTAGTACTCCAACCTGCAAGAGCTCCGTACATTGCAAGCTCAGCTGCAGCGATAGTTACAGAAGGAGGAAATATAGCAGCTGACCCTAATTTTATAGACTCTGCCCAAGCTTTTGCTGATCCTGGAGAAGCTACCTCTGAAATATCTCCAGAAACACCTTGATATAGCATACTTTCTGAGTCGAAGTATCTTGCCATGTTGTTTGCGAATATAGGTACTAAAAAAGGCATTATTGTTTCATAGCTTCCATTTGTCCTTTAAGCATTCCGTATACAGGTGCTTGAACTGGGGGTGCTGACATACCACATGCAGTTGGATGAGTTTCCATTTCCAAATTAGTAAGCATTTCTAAAACAATATCAGCAAGTGCACTTACATTTAATTTCCAAGATGCTGTTGATAAACCTATTTCTTTTTTCGCAGAAAGTATTATATTTTCTTTCTTGGAATTAAATACTAGTCTATCTGAATTTATTATTACTTGTGAAGTATCTTTGTATTCACCTACAGCAACCATAGGTGATGGGCCACCTGAAGGTACCGGTACTGTTTCGTCCGCAATTGCGTTTGCAGGCTCCAAATCTATCTTCTGTGTTTTTGTAAGCATTATAGTAGAGTCGTTTAAGTTGATATCTTCTATGTGAGAGTCACCTGTATCTGAATGGCCGTTTGATATTATCATTATAGGATCTCCATCTGTAGAACCTACTGACCATGTGTTTTTTGGCTTGCCTGCAACTGCTGTTGATCCAAGTCTTATGCTGTTATCAAATCTACCTTGCATTATAGTATCACCTTCATAGTGTTGAACTACAGCCATTTCTTTTTCTTCAAATGTATCACCTAGCGTGTCATTTACAAAATTCTTTGGGTTAAACGATACATTAGGTACTGCATTGGAATTTATATCTCCCCACGTGTTAACTACAGATAGCCAATAGTATCCCGTGTCTTTTGGATTTATCATAGCGCCTAGTGTTGCAGCTCGCAACAAAACTACCACTTCACCTTTAAGCGGATATGATGTTATGTTCTTATTTAAAGGAGGGATCCAATGTCCTTGTATCTCATCTGAAAGAGCATAGTCTACTAATTCACCTAGTAGCTTTACTTTAACGTATCCTAAGTCCGCACCTGGTGTATCTGATTTATACCACTGATGATCTGGGTTCATTACAACATCAATAACTTCACCTGATGCAACCATAGGGTTTGATGATGAATTAGCATTGGTAAACTTTGCTGAACTACCTTTATCTCCAAAGCCCATTATTTATTGTCCTCTAAATCTTGAACTGAACTTAGCAATTGTTTTTTCTCATCTTCAGTTAACAAGCCTGTTGAGTTTTCACTTTCAGGTCTACCCATAGCTCTCTGTACAATTGCAGCCATCTTTATTAAGTGCTCATCATTCTTTACACTAACTTCTAAATACTCTTTTATTATAGGAACCAATATAGTAGCATCGCCCATGTTCTTAATCATAGGCTGTAGCTGTAATATTAATTCATTTATCTGTTTTTCTTTCTTTGTGGAATTGTTGTATATATCCTGTAGTAAGTTTTCAAAAGACTTACCTTCAAATATATGATCTTCACTTATTGCCATTGTTTTTCTCCTATTTATATATAAATATACAAAACAAAAAACCTGGAGCTTATGCCCCAGGTTTCTTTAAATATAACGATTGTAATTACTTCTTAATAAAGAATGACCCTACAATTACTAATACTACCAACCCTGCAAATCCACCAGTACCTAGTGCGTTTACAAGAGAGGTTAAGTTAGCAATTACGTCCATTCCAAATACAGTTCCGCCTGTTAAGACAGTCCATAAGATTGTTACTGGTAAAATTGTCATCATAATTGATAATAATCCACCGAAAAATCCATTTACATATTTGATTACTGAATCCATAATTTCTCTTCTTTCCTTTTATTGTTGTTTGGGCATTATTGCCAAGCGCGCAACTTCGTTTAGTTATTAATTAAAATTTTAGACCAAATCCTAAAGTAAGATTCGTTGTCTTTGCTTCTGTGTTATAAACTATTTTTGGGTCTACATATACACCTCTGTGTATAGTAAACATTTTACCTAAACCAATACTTAATGATTCCGTATCTAGTCCACTTGTTGCAGCGTATACAAAATATCCTTTTACAAAATATCTTGCGTGTAAATCATAAGACATATCAGCTGTTGAATCCAATTGAGATACAGAAAGTCCAACCATTAAGTTGTCCATAATTCCATATCCTACAGTCGGGCTAAGTGCATATTCTGTCCATGATACATTACTAATGTCACCAGTACCTACGTACCAGTCACCTTTTGTTTGTGCTTGAGTTCCAACTATCGTTGCAACTATTAAAGCAATTGTTAAAATTAAATTTTTCATATTTTATTCTTCTTTTTTTGTTTTTGTTTATAGCGCGCGCTATTTTTTAATGAGCTGATTGCTCATATTTTTTATACTTCTCTTTGAAGTCTTTTTTTATCATATTTACAACCCGGGAAATATCCTGAGTCTTCTCATCTGTCATTTCTCTTATCAAAACGTATAAAGCTTTTTTATTATACTTCTCTATATTTTCTCTACGTCTAAATAACTCCATAACAGCGTATGCAATCTTAACATCTGAATTTTTAGAATATATACTTTCAACTCTTAAATCGTAAGCTTCGATGAACATATCTGTAAATTCTTTAAGTGACTGTTGTCTTTCACTATGTATTTCTTCGTTAACGGTATCTCTCTGCTTGTCAACTGCTAGCAAATCTGTTTTAGATTTTAATAATTTATAAGCTTTATTGTTTGTCTGTATACAATAGTTTTTTGCAACTATACTGAAATAAGAAAATGCCCTACCTTTCTCTTCAGTATACTTTGGAAGCTTTTGTAACAAAAAGCCTATAACCTCATACTGCTTGTCTTCTGTCGTGCCGTTCATATAAGGAAACTTGAATCTGTTTATTATATTTTGAGCTAGCTTCCATACAGGGTAGTGTATGTGTTGTGAGTATACTCTATTTCTTTTTACTTGATTCTTCTCTTCATTGTATGCAACAATAGCCTTCTCAGCAACAGGAGTAAAATACATTTTGTTCTTTCTCTTTCTACCTCTCTTACTTTTGTTGTTCATATAGTCTTCAAACTCCTGCTGGTATCTTTCTATATTTTCATAAAAATTATCTACCGGACTAATCATTGGTATGCTCAATATCATCTTTTAATTCTTTAATTATATCTTTAATTGATTTAAACATAACACCTATCTCGTCATCAGATTCAAATCCTCCTCTAGAATCTATAACTCTCATACTATTCAAAGCTTCTTTAAATTTTCTTTTAGTATACTGTATATTATCATCTAAACTTAATACTGTCTCTTCCATCTTGTCGTATTTTCTTAGCAAGTTAATTATTATAAATGCACAAACAGCTAACAGTATAGAAAGAATAATTACTATCCACTCCATTATTTAGACTCCTTAAATAGTGTACTGAATATATCATCAACAGATTTATTTGCAGTGGCTGTGTCTAGAGATTTCTTTTTATGTGTAGAGCTTGATGCTTTTTTAACCTCACCACTTACTTTGTTTATCTCACCTTCTATCTTTGAAGCCATAAGATCTGCTTGATGTAATACCAATGGCATATTAGTTTTAAAGTTTCTATCAGAATTATAATGCTTGTAGTATTGAGTATTCGCTTCATCATATAAACCATCATGTACCATGATAGATATCATTTCATTTTCAGATACTTTAATTCCAAAGTGCTGTAGTAACCATAAACTTCTATGCTGCACAGGCATCCAATTTAATTCAGGGTTCAAATTCCAAAGTGATCCTTGATTTTTTCTATGCCACTCACTTGGATTTGGTACATATAAATCATTTTCTAAATCGCCATATTTTCCTAGATCGTGGTTTAGCGCAGCGAACATTAATTCTTCTAATGTGTAACCTTCCATTGACGATCCCATTGATTTCCAAAGCATATATGTTTGTTCAGCACACCTAGCTACCCTTAATACGTGTTCAACATAACCTCCTACAAATGCGTTGTGGTAATTTATATTACCAGATGCAGGTGAAAACATCATTCGCTCTTGAAAGCTTTCGTACATAGCTTGTAACTTTTCTTTTCTTTCACCTTCGAAATTCTTGTCTATGACTAGCATTAAGTCATTCCAATTTTGTAATAGTTGTTCTTCTGTTAAATTCATGAGTTCTCCTTTATTTGTGTTTCTACCTTACTCCAATAAGTAGCCGTTTGTGGTTTATCTATACCTCTAGGTCCGCCATTCCAGCATCGAGCAATCTGCTCTGGTGTTGTAAGTTTATAATGTTTACAATAAATTCTCAACATTTCAATTGATTTTATTCTGCTCCATCTGTCATTGTATGTATATACGTTATGCTTTAATATTCTGTTAACATCGTTAACCATTGTCTTTCTAATCTGCAAACAACCAACTGCATCTTCGCTTTTATTATATGCGGAGTCATTGTTGCTGCTTTCTATAAACATAATAGCCTGAACTAAAGTGTCTATGGTATACCATCGTATACCGTCTTCCTCGATGACTTCTACAGTATCTATCTTTGTAAACAAGCTATCAATAATTGACTCATACTTATCTATCTCAATTTTCATATTCTCAATTTGGTTCTCTGACTCCAGTTGGAACAGAAGCATCATTAGCATCGAGCTTGTGATGGCAGCGTAAAATAATATATTTTTCATATTAATCAAATAAAAGTTTTAGTTGTGCAGGGTCGCCGGTCTCTAGATCTTTACCGAAGTGTTCATCTACAAGTTTATTAGAATAACCTAAAGCCAATGCCATTCTTTTGCATGTACGCTTATATTCTTTTATAGTGAGATCGTCACTAATCTTAAACTCAATAACTTGAGGTTCTTTAGATGCTTGTGTTCTATGATATGTTAATTTGTCTAACGCCATTCAATTACTCCAATAGTTTTAATTATATACTAATATAACAAATCTTTATGAATTATGAAAACAATTAGCTGAATAGTTTTGTAACCAATGTATCGGTAAATTTACCTTTCATTATTTTTGAATAATTTTTTATCTGCTGTGTTACTAATTTTTTATCCTTCTTCCAACGCAGACCTTTCAATTCCTTTTTCAGCATAGAGACTTTAACTGCAGCCTCTTGCTTATATACTTCCTTTTCTTTCTTGGAAAGTTTATTTTTCTTTTCAACAACAGTAGGCTTTAATTTCCCCTTCAGCTGAGGTTGTTCTATGCCTTTGTGATATACATTGCCATTCTTATCTACAAACTCTTTCATGAAATGCCAACCAGAAACTTTTCCTGTATTTCCTCTTACGCTTATCTCAGGTGGGTCAGTCATCTCTCTTACGCAATCGTGACATGTTGTAGATATTTCTGCAGATGACATTTCCATCTGTCCGCAAAGTTTGCACTCCATGTATCTATAGTCCTGCTCAGGATTTTGATTCCATTTAGTGCCTTTTCTAAACTCAACTGCGTATTTTACTATTTCTGTCATTATTTCTTACCTTTAATTTTGTTTCTTATACTATTAAGTATACGCGAGGAAGAGTTTATTTTGCCTTCAAGTTCGCTAATATTACTTAATCCCTTGATTACCTTAGAATTAAGTGCTTCAAGTTTTTCTAGCCTATTCATACCTGACGTGTCTATACCTATATCTTTTAATTCGTCTATATTCTCTTCTCTTGAAAAAGCAAAGTTAGCTGCGACTACCATTGCAATTGCTAGCGGATCAAAAACAAATACTATTAAAAGCATAAACCAGTTTACTATTTTATCCATCGGCTTGCCAGACAATTCAGCAATATACTTTAGCGGGCCTAATTCTCTAGCTGATTCATTTCCTATTTGCTTGTCTAATATCTGTATATCAAATTTTGTTATTGAGTCTGTAACTGAATTATAATCTCGCTTCGCTTCTTCTAACTTGCCTTCTAATAATTTTCTCTGCCTCGATGAAGTTGTAGTTACAAGCTGCCCTGATTCTTTATCTACATATTGTATAGTAGTAGGATTTGTTAAAGCTGTTTCCCACGTTGCGATTGATTCTTTTAACTCAACTCTCTGCTCTTCGAATCGATACTGCTTTGATTTTATTAGTTCTACTTTTCTATCTAAAAATTCAGATTGGTTAGCTGTCTCTTGATATGCTCCTGATAAAAAACCGTAAATACCACCCGATGTTATTATCATTAATATAAACGTTGCTACAACAAAATATGTTCTTAGAAATTTATTTAATGATTCCCAGTACTGATATAATAGTGATGCTACTATTAGTTTTGAAACTTCTAGTGCGCCAGCCATTATAATTATTTGAGTGCTAGCTCCTGCGAATAATTTGCTTAAACCATATACGGAATAAAACGCGGCTGATGCTGAAACTGAAAGTGCGCTTATAGCTATTAGATATGGAAGAGTTTTTTTCATTATTTCTTAGGTGGTTGCTTCGACGAATATACAAGTGTATATACAGTATCGTTTTCGCCG